TCAGTAGTTTCTGTAGATTGTTTCTTCTCTAATTCAGAATATGCTTTAGCCATATCTTCAGCACTCTTAAATTTTTCAGGCAACCAATCAGGTCTAACATCATCAGTAGATTTATTTGTATTATCTACTTCGCTAACCTCAACTCTTGTTTCATCATTGGCTACAACTGCTTGTGTTTCAGTTTGTAATTTAGCTTGTTCTTCTAAAGACATATTTGATGGGTCTAAAGATATTTCATTTTTTTCTGTACTCATTTATTACTCCTCTGGTATTTCTATTTGGCCTTCAGCATTTACACCTGCACCAGAGTTAGCTAAACTTTTACCTGCTTCTATTGCTACTCTTGGGTCTGCTAATGCTTGATTAGCAAACTGTTGCTGTTGTTGTGCTTGGGCTTCTTGTTGGATTTGTTCTGAAGATTTGATTAGACCACCTGTGTCTATTCCATTTGCTACTGCAAATTTCTTAATCGCATCATCTAGATTTATGTGTTGTGCAAGTCTATCTGCACCTAACGTATTGGCGAGGTCAGACATAAATTGAAGTAATCTCAATCTATCTGATGCTCTACCTAAGGCTTCCATACCTACTATAATTTTAGTTTTAACTAATTCTTTAGGTAAGTCAGGAAGTAGTTTCTGTTGCTTTAACATATCCAATTTAGTGTTTATGTATGGCAACTGAAATTCTGTTGTTAAAATTCCATATACACCGCCTAGTGCATCGTTTAATTCATTAGCTACTAACTGTACTTCTGTAGCTGTCACTCTTTCAGCTTGTCTTTGAACTGAAGCATTTAATAGAAAAGCAAACTGTAATCTTTGCTCTATTCTACCCATCATTTCATAGCCAACTCTAAAGTCTGCAAACTTATTGGCCTGTAATACTGAAACATCTTGTGCATTACCTTCAATAATTGCACCATTAGGTGCTTTAGCTATGCTTGATGCTCTTGTAGTACCATTAGGAGAAATCATAAAAAGCATTTTAGATGAAGCACTACTGCCTTCTAAGATTGCTCTTGTTAATCCTTCTAAACTACGAAGGTCTCCCTCAAAGGTCTCACAATGACCCCTTCCATAGTTAGCACCATCTATTCTATTAAATCTTAATGCTAGGAATGGAAGTTTATCTAAGTCGTAATACTTTTCAAAAACTTTTTGTTTTGCACATTCTTGATGTACGTAAAATCTTTTCTTCTCTCTGTAAATACAAGTATATAGATTTAATGTTTTATGTTCGTCATCAATCTTACTACCAATAGTTTTTCTTAATTGTTCAGATAAAGTATTTGGAGATATACCTTCTTTAATAATAATTTTTAATATCTTACCTTGTGGGTCTCTTTTAACTACATAACTATTTAATGGATAAGTTCTTAAACCATCTTCTGACATTTTTAATAAAACATTACCTGAAACAATTAAATGTTTAAGTGCTTCATATACTGCTACTCTGTCATTATTATTTTCAATGCTGTCCATCACAGCTTTTTCTATTTTAGCTAAACCTTGTTCTATAGTTTGCTTTTGCTGTGGGTCACCTTCTATTTGTTTATAAACTAAATCATCAACATCTAATCTAAAGAATGGTGCTTGTGGTGGAAATAAAGCTAACATTAATTTACTAGCTAAATTTGTGACACCTCTAGAACCTACACTTTGATATGGTGTTGGATATTCAGTTGCTTCGTTAGCACCTTTAGGTGGATATAAATGTGGAATAGTTAATTTTGCAACTTCTCTTGCTCTTTCTAAATATTGTTCTCTATCTACTTCCATCTTTGTGTACTGACTTTCGACCAAAGATTTATCTAAGGCGACTGTAGAAGTATCTAGATTATATTTTTCCATTAATTATTATGCAGTTGGAAAGTTAACGCCACTACTTGATAATCCTGAAGAAGTTAGAGGTATTCTTAAACTTCCTCTACCACGTCTTTTTTTCATAGCAGTATTAGTTGCTGATGCAGAAGTAGAAGTAGATTTAGCCTGTGTAGGTGCATCTCTTTTAGTTGTGCTGTTAGCAATACTAGGTGGTGCTACTGGGATTGGTTCAGGTGCAGGTGGCGGACTCGGTCTTGAAAATGAACACATTAGTCGTTCTCCTTTTGTAATTTATATTTTTCTATTAAGTGTTTAACGACTGACCTTTGACCAGATTTATAAAAAATTTCTTTCTCATTCTCCTGAAGGTCAGCACATTTTTCTGGAAAAAGCGTATCCAAGTAATCGATTAGTTCTTCACTAAGAATTGGTATTTCTATCTTTTTTGGCATTGTTTTCTCCTAAAGTGGCACTTATTTCAGTACGCTTATTAGCAATCTCACCTGCTATTGCTGAGTACCCACAGGCATCTACATAATCATCAATGTTATGTTGACCTGCTTGTGTTCTAGCTATCTTTAACAAAGCCATCATATTGGCTACATCTTCAGGAAGTAGTTGAATGTTTAGCTTCGTTTTGTTTTGAATAAAGCCTGACCAAAGCCTAGCAATGTTTTCATGGTTTTGTACCTTGTCTCCATGCTTGTCTTCTCTGTCAGTACTAACTAGCTTTTTTGTCTGCTCTAGTATCTTTGTAGTGTTCATATCTATAACTCCATAGGTTTGGTTTACTTGTGCCAAAGTCATACTCATCTTTTCTAAGTATTCTGGCTAATCTTGCTTGATGGTAAGCATCTTCAAATGTAGAACCTGCTCGTTCATATTCTCTAACAACAGCTTCCCACATCTCATCTATATTTTTCTTATCTAAAAGAACTCTTGATGCTTTAACTGCACCACAACCAACTAGGCCTTTATACCCATCTGCTGAATCTCCTACGAGTACTTGTGTGCAAAAATTATAATCAGCTTTAGTCTCATCAACATATTCCAACTGGTCATCACCAATAAAACAATGCCAAGATGGTATTGTTCTCATATCTTTATCACCAGATATAATTACATTATTAGTTTTATAATGTTGTGTTGCTAGAATACCAATTACATCATCACCTTCTAAATTAGGTAAAGTATAAAAATTATAATTTTGTTCTGCCCACTTTCTTAAAGGTGCATAACAAATAGGTTTTCTAATTTTTTTACGATGTGATTTATAAGTTTTATCAAATTCTTTTCTAAAATTATTCTTATCAGAAAATGCAAAGATAACTTCTTTTGATTGTGTCTTCTCTTTATAATGATTAATAGTTTGTTGTAAAAAAGTTTTACCTTTTCCTAAATCAGAATGTAAAGTCCAAACATCATCACCCCAGTCAATAGGTTCTTCTAAGCCAGAAGCAATCTTGTAGACTACTAGGTCGCCATCTACTATCATCACTTTGTTTGTGTTGTCGTAGAAGTCGTTCATGTTTTTCATTTTTTTCTGTTCGTGTTGTTTTGCTTTATTTGCACTATGCAAGTGAAAATGAGCATCATCTAACTGCGTCATAACTTTATCTCCTTTAGTTTTAGTATGTTTGATTTTGGGATTACTGTTGAGTTCCCACCCTCATTAACTGTGCCATCATCATTGAAGTTAATGTCACCAACAAAAACAAATTTGTTTTTTGATGAGTGGATTAACCAACCCATTGTTATACAAACTGCTGTCTTTGATTTTTTTATTTGCTGAAGTGGTGACCAACTGCTGTCACTAATAATGTCACTCCACCAGCACTTATAAAATTTATATGGAAAGTCATTTTCATCTATGTCTGGTAAGATGAGTTTATTTTTTAATAACTTCTTCATATAATTAAATTGAGTAAATCTTCTTTAGGAATGATGTGACCTCTAGAAGTCCATCTATCTCCACCTGCTTTAATTGGATAAGACTTCATTAATTTTTTTAGAATTTTGGTAGGTACTAGAACCCAAGTTTGGTCTTTACGTTTTTCTACCCATAAACAAATAGCGTAGTACTTGGATTTAGTAGTATGAATACCTGAGGGTTTTCCTCTACTTTCTATCTCTATATAAACATTACCTGTCTTCTGACATAGCCTGTCAGTCTTACATTCGACCTTACCTTCTATTGCTTCTTGAAATTCGTTTTCGTACTTCTCGCCAAATTTTAAATCTTTGTCGAAATCAGGTTTAGCTTTAGTGTGTATCACTCCAATTCTGCCCTACTTTAATTTCACCATCTAACTGGGTTCTGAAATCAAAAAACTCTTGGGTCTTTGTAAATATCGATTGTGCTATTATTTTAAATTCTTCTAATTTTTCTTTCTTAACTATGAATTGCATTTCATCATGTATGTGTAAAACCATTGCATAGTCTTCACCAAATCTAAAACCTGCTTTATATAATTCTTCATTAAGAATAATTGTTCCTTGCTTTACCAATAAAGCCCCACAACTTTGAATCAAAGTATTGAGTGAACTAAACTCTGCTCTACAAATTAATCGTCTACCATCAATTCCATTTAGATAACCTACGTTTCTAAATTTATTTTTTACTGCATCTATTAATGTAGCAAGTGCAGGTAAACTTTTTGTAAATCTTTGTCTTACTCTTTTGGCTTCTTCGTGAGTGACGCTAAGTATTTCACCGAGCTTCTTATCTCCGCAACCATAAATGAAAGCATATATAAAAGTTTTAGCTTTATCACGTGTGGCAAGTCCTGTAGCCTTTTGATTGGCGGTATGAATATCATCTTCCAAAAGTGTCTTTGAAAAATTCCCATTGTCATAATTATGCAAGTAATGCCCCAACACACGCAACTCCAAACCAGAAAAATCAAGACCACACATAACCATATCGGTAGGAGAATAAAATAAGGAACGAAATTCTTTGCCATACTCCGAACTACTCGAAACACATTGTGCCAGATTTGGTGAGTGATGAGTACATCTGCCTGTGACTGCACCATTCGTAATAACTTTTCCATAAATTTTCCCTTGTTTGTTTAATTTTAAATATGCTTGGTC